TCATCCAAATTTTTGCATCAGGTATAAATATTAACATGCGATAACACGCAAAATCTTAAGGAGATATAAAATGGCAATCGGAGTAACTAAAGTAAGTGGTGACACAGGTGGGTTAAACAACGTTGGTGATGGTCGCATTTTAACAAATGCAGCAATTATCAGCACTGGTGTTTCTGGTCCAGTTAATGCATACAACCTTCAGGTTGTTGCTGGTAACCTAGCAGCTGAACTAAGCCGCGGTACTAATGGTACAGCAGGTGCAGTTGAGACACTATTAAATGCAATTTCTGCTAATGCAACAGTTTTAGCATATCAAGTTGACATTGGTGCAACTGCTGCTAACACACAATTGAGCGTGGTCACAGAGCGCAGTTCATGGACAAGTGTTCTAGCAATGCAAGTTGCATTACGTGCTACCCTAGCAAGCAACATTGGTGCAAACGGCCCAATTACAACAACCACTATGGAAGTTCGTAACGTTGGTATCAAACTAGCAGCCAGCTAATCAGAACTTGGTTCTAATAAAGAAGCAGACTTTGGTCTGCTTTTTTTATGTACGATATAAATACTAACATGCGGTAACGCAAATAACTTAGGAGAAATAAAATGGCAATTGGAGTTTCACGTAGCTCAGGCTACAACTATACAGGCAGTACTGGTGTGTTAAACGGCGTCGCCGCAGCTAGCACTCTTAGCCAAGAAATTGGTCAAAGTGTTGCACTATATCTGGTAAGTGCAGGTCTTGACCTAAGTGGTGAAGATGATGCAGCAAATGAAGCGTTTGAAGCAATCCTTCAAGTGATGCCACCGGTATTGGCTTACTTTGCACATGCTACATCGGGTGCAATCAGCTTTATCTGTGATGGTGTCAATGCACCAGCAGCATCAGCATTGCAAACGGCTATCCAAGCAATTGGATCTACCAAAGGTGCAGTTAACTTAGGTAGCGCCACTGTAACAGCAGGTACAAGTTTTGTAGTTGCTTAATTAGCACTACGACTTAAACAAAGGCAGACTTGTTCTGCCTTTTTTAATGACTATAAATACTTGTATGAAATTCTTTACTGGTGTTACATTGGTTGATATTACTGCCACTGGCATTACTCGTCACAGACCCGGGGACGAACTCAAACGAGATCAACAACGGAATTGGGAAACAGTATTGCAAGTAATTGGACTCAGGGCACAACCACAATTGATACAGGGTCCTATTTGTCGATCATATGAACTAGATGAAAGCACAGCGTTTGGCGAAATGTATCACGGACTGCAACAAGTATGGATATTTACATTTGGTGTTGATTATGAAGATGTGTTTTTAGCTAACAATGACCCAGTGGGCGGGCTAGACAAAGACTTTGCACAAGTACCTGTTGTTTGTGGACTTGAAGAAACTGCAAAGTTTATACTGCCAATATTTTATCCATACGGAGCAATTAAAAACATATACTTTATCGAAGGCTCAATTAACTTAAATACTATTTAATTTATCGGCTCACTGGGCACACAACACTCTTATGGCACATTTAAACAAACACACAGAACCCTCTTTTATTAAAAGAATGGATATAATATGGCACAGAGTGAAAGAACTAACCTTGGAGCACACGTGGATTTATGTGCCGAGAGGTATCGTATGTTGGAAAACAAACTAGACGGCCTTGAAGAACGTATGGGCAAAATGGAAGAGCATATTATAGTGATACGCACTAAGCTCTCCGAAACAGCCACGGGCGGAGAAAATTCTGCAAACAAGACACTTATATCTATTGGCACAGCATTTGGTGTGGCATTGATGACAGGTTTTATCACAGTCTTGATACAGTTTGTTTTAAAATAAAATATGAAGATAGTAGAACTAGTAAATAAAGTTAGATTGCCAATAACTAACGAAGAGTCAGACATCTTGGGCAAATTTTACGAATCTGCAGAATTGCAAAAAAACGATCTAAGCCCTAGGGAAATAATATTAGCAAATCAATTGGTAAACAAAGACGTACTGTACAGAAAAAATGACGAAGGGCGCATCTACTATAAAAAGAAAATCTGAGCTAGATTTAGCCAGAGATTTGTTCACAGATTTAGGACTAAGATATTTAAAATTTTGGACACAGCAAGAACTAGCAAAGTATAGAACAGAACCTGTAGTTATTCCAGTTGGTGACTACAGGTTTTTTATTGGCCCATATCAGCTCAACGGAGTACATCAACAATGTTGGTCAGTTACGCAATTTGATAACAAACACATACATGATTTTGTTGATCGAACAACAGCAATTTTATACTGTATGTATGCTACAAAAAGACAATATACTCAAGCAAATCATCTATTAGAGTTAGATTACAAAGTGGGACGTTTAGAATTAGATATAAAGCACTATGAATGGACATTAAAAGCATCTAGCAAACGCAAAGACATGCTTAAATACGATATTGTATTAAATAGATGTATACACGCCAAGATGCAACGTCGTGAATTAATTGATATTTTGAAAAAAACTTTAATTTCGGCTAAATACTTAAACTTTAGGAATAACCGCTATGAGACTAATGGAAATGGGTATCAAACCCACAGCAAAAAAAATTAACAAAGTAATGGAAAGTCGTTTTGGTGTCAAGATCAATTATGCCAATCTTGACTTTAAACGTGCTTATGTTCTAGCTCGTGGTTTAACAGAAAGCCTAGACCAAATCAAACGCAGTCATGGCGTTCACGTAGCAGAAAAGAATCCCAAGTACATGGAACTTTTAATGGTACGTGAGGGCTTGCATCGCTGGATGGTGGAGAACAAGCAACAGCTTATTATGGAAAGCGAAATGGGCAAAAGCCAAGCCATTCTTGCTGCCAAGGACATGGTTGACAGCGTTCAGGACATGCTAGAAGAAGTTAGCAAAATGCAAAACGAGCAAATGCCTGCACTACTAGACACTATCCGTGACCAAATTGGCATGGAACAGGCTGATGCATTCAAAGCAGCAGTTGAGCCGCTGTTGGGCAACATGGTACAACAACTGGGATCAGCCCGTAGTACAGCTGATGACGCAGCTCGTGTATTGGCCGGCGAACAAGTGGCACAGCCAATGGCCATGGGCGCACCAGGAACTCCTCCTCCAATGCCAGGCACCAATTTGCCACCAACTGGCATGGGTGACGGCAGCAACATGGATGCTGACAGCTTTGCAGCAACTGATGCCGCAGCTGGACCAAACGAACTTGGTAGAGAGCGTCGCTAATGCGTATTCGCGAGGTAATTACCGAAGATCATATTGATGATATGCTGGAAGACGCAGCCGCTGATCCAGCTATTGTTGATTTGATGGGCATACTCACAGCAATGCGAAATCGTGCCCATGACACTCATGCGGTGCCAAGAGTTCGTGCCGATTCATTGATCAATTTGGTACAGCGTGAGCATCCGCAATTTAATCTAGATGCACTAGATCAAGCAATGTCGAACAACGAAACTCTCAAAGAGTTCATTAAAGATATCAAAGATGATGCTACTGGTGTAAAGTATGTTTATCTTGCACCATTTGCCGACGACGATGAAGAAGCAGCAATCGGCGATACCAATGCACCAAGAACGCCACCAGAACGCACAGTGGATTCTATGGCCAAATCGGCTCTTGCAAAACGCAGTTAATTCAAGTACAATACTATTAAATACATTTAAGGAGGCTTAGCATATGGCTTATAGTCCGCAAGTCGTTGACCATTACGAAAATCCCCGGAACGTTGGAAAATTTGAAATAGATGACTCAATTGGCACCGGCATGGTAGGAGCACCTGCATGTGGTGATGTGATGAAATTACAAATAAAGGTAGATGAAGATGGTATTATTAGAGACGCTCGTTTCAAGACATATGGATGCGGTTCAGCAATCGCCAGTTCGTCGCTGGTTACAGAGTGGGTCAAGGGTATGCATATTGATGATGCTGTTAACCTTAAAAATTCTCAAATTGCCGAAGAACTAGCATTACCTCCTGTCAAGATACATTGTTCAATTCTAGCAGAAGATGCTATCAAAGCCGCAATAGAAGATTATCGAAAGAAACATGCTTAAAGTTCTTTTTTACTATGGTAATGATGCTCTAGTGCCCGATCAGGACAGGGATAATGAGATTTTGTTTTTAGGGATAGCTTCTCTATATTTAAAAACATAC